TTTACCAAAACTCCGCGGAATCAATGAAAGCTATGCATGGCTTCAAAAGCAGGACCCGGAGACACAGCTTACACTTAAAGGTTACACCATATTAGTAAAGACAGGTGTGATACCAAGTGTAAGGCGCGGGAAAAAGTATCTCATTGATATTAACACTCTTCCAGATTCCATAAAGCGTTGGGTTGATTCGGCTATGGAGGAAGTAGAAAAAAAAGATGTGAAAAATTTGAAGCCGAGAACACCTATGGCTGCCACTGAACGTAGACGTGGTGGTGGAAAATATGGGCAGATTAAGTCAATAGGATAGGAGGTGGATACCAATGAGCCTAGCAGACATCAGATACATGCCCCTAACCACTGACCCGTCCCGTCGGTGCCGTGACCTTGTACCGGAGCTTACCCAGGCCAGCATATGGCTGGAGGGTGGGTTACATGAGGCACGTAGGGGCCGAAAGGATGCGGAGCGGATGATAGTGGCCCTAACGGTCATGCTTGCAGTGACGGTTACGCTCCTGGTCCTTACCTGGGCCGGGTACATACCTATAGGAAGGGGGTGAACACAGTGAGGATATTAATACCAGGGACCAAACTCAACTCCCAGGAGAAGCTTGAAATGGCAAAATATCTGGTCAAAGCTGGATATGCTGTCAGTATCACCAGGGAAAAAGCCAGAATGGTAAGGCTGTTTTCCATATTAATTATAACATAGTGGAGGTGCAGGATGAGCAGACGCAGAAACGGGACAAACCGTGCAGCAGCAGCCCTGGGGATTAACCCCTTCGGCTGGGGAAACGGAAAGGCAAGAAAAAGGCCGAGGGAGGTGCGAACTCCGGTCGGCCAGATGAAAATTAACACTATCAATAATATAGCACAGGTGGAAGGGGATTGTAAAGATGGCAAATCTATCTAATATCCAAATGAACAATGTGCCTATGGACCTGTTCATTCAAGGTCAGATGGCGGCAGAAAGAATCAAAGCAGCACAGGAATATGTCAGCTCCGCGAAGTACGTAGATTATGATGTTGTATTCGGCATCCTGGGGATAAAAAAGAAAACGCAGCAGGAGGCTGGGGATGATGCATCCATACCGTTGTGATTCCTGTGGCTGTTATCTTGACCCGGGAGAAGGTCATGTATGTGATGAGTGCCAGGAAACGGGAAGCAGAGCGCAGGGATTGCAGGAACTCCCTGCAGGATACCATCCACTTAATGGATGGGTGGCAGTATGAACTAAATTTAAATGGAGGATTTTTAAATGGAAAACATTAAGAATAGAACCGAGGAATTATTATTATCAACCGGCAGGCAGGGTATTGCTGACCTTCTGGTGGAAATGGATGAGATGGGATTTTATACAGCGCCATGCAGTACACAGTACCATCTGGCCTGCCCTGGAGGACTGGCTGAACACAGCCTGAATGTATATGGACTGATGGACAAGCTTTCCGGCATCCTGTATCCAGAAGTGGATAAGAGCAGTGTCATCCTATGTGCATTGCTTCACGACCTTGGTAAGGCTGGACAGTTTGGGAAACCGAACTATATTATCAACATGCTTAAGGGGCGCGGTAAGAATGCGGAGCCATATCAGTCCCCCACAAAACCGTATATCGGAAATCCAGACCTTCTGTACATCGACCATGAAGTACGTTCCATACAGATTGCAAGCCGTCATATTGACCTGACAGAGGATGAGAACTGGGCAATACTAATGCACAACGGTATGTATGGTAACTTTAAGTACCAGATACAGGGAAAGGAAACACCTCTGTACCTGTTGTTGCATATGGCTGATATGTGGGCCAGCCGAGTGACGGAAAAGGAGTGTGAGACGGATGGGGAAGGAGAAGCTTGAATTTCGACTACTTAATAAGGATGAGATAGACTGCCGGATTGCAACGGTATCACAGGGTGGCTTATCACTGCTCCTGTATAAGGATGCCAGGGTGGACCAGAACATCCTTGACGAAACGGTCGGCCCCATGGGGTGGCAGCGGAGGCACTGCCGGGATAATGCAAACTGTATAGTCTCTATCTGGGACACTGATAAAAAACAGTGGATAGAGAAGGAGGATACAGGAACAGAAAGCAATACCGAGAAGGAGAAGGGGCTTGCCTCAGACAGCTTCAAGAGGGCATGTTTCAACTGGGGTATTGGCCGCGAGTTATACACCGCGCCTTTCATCTGGATTGGAAAGGACAACTGTGATATCTGTGAGAACGGAAAGGACCGCAACGGCAAGGCGAAATATAGCTGTTACGACCGATTTTATGTATCACGTATCGGATACGATGACAGCCGCAATATTAATGCGCTGGAAATCAAGAGGCGCAAGAGCAACAAGGTGGTATATAAGCTGGGACAGACTGAGAGTCAGCCGGAGGAACAGGAGTCTAACCTGGTTACGGAGGCACATATTAACACACTGTTTTTTGAGCTACAAAGGACAGGGGTTGGTAAGCCCAGAATCCTTAAAAATTACCAGTTGAATGACATCCATGAAATGAATATAGAACAGTTCCGAGATGCAATGAATGTCCTGAAAAAAAAGCCAGATAAGCCTACCACCCCAGACCCCGAGACAATCCCTCCAGATGACCCTGAGTCAGGTCTACCATGGAATTAAGAGGAACAACGTATGGATTGTAAGGGTATGCTAAAAAGTGTCACAAAGGATTGGATTACTGGAAGGTTCCTGCTTACGTTTGAAGTTGACAGCGACGTAAGCAGCGACATCAACAAGCTGGCTGATAAGATGTTGACACTCGCCGTCAAAGTCTACAGGAAGAAACGCAGCCTGGACGCAAACGCATATTATTGGCAGCTCATTACAAAGCTGGCTGAGGCATCCGGGATAAGCAAAAACCGGGCGCATAATCTCATGCTCCGCCGTTACGGAAAGCTGGAGGAAGTGGACGGCCATCTTATATATGTTGTTGTGCCGGATGATGATGAGGGAGAGAACAAGGCCCTGGAGGCAGAGACATACCACATCAAGCCAACCGGTGAGGTCAAGGTTGCCAGTGACGGAACCCCATTTCGCACATACATCATGTTGCGAGGGTCCAGTACTTACGATACGGATGAAATGAGCAAGCTTATTGATGGTCTGGTATCAGAGTGCCAGGAGATGGGGATAGAGACGCTTCCTCCGCAGGAGCTGGAACGGATGATGGATATATATGACCAGCATTATAAAAAGAGGGTGCGGGATGGCTAAAAAGTTATGGAGTGTATTCACGGATGATATGGACCACTGTTATTTTACTGGCAGCCCCTATGTGGAGCGACACCATATATTTGAGGGCAGGCAGGGATATGGGCCAAAATCGGAAAATAGGGGTTTCATAATCCCACTCCGGTATGACCTGCATCCAAACGGTTCCAAATTCCAGGCATCAGCAGAGAATAAGCAGATAGACAATAAGCTTAAACAGATGGCACAGGAGTATTATGAGGAGCATTACGGCAGCCGTGAAGATTTTAGGCAGGAATTTGGAAAGAGTTATTTATAGCAAGGTATCAAATCCCTTTTGGGATGATACATACAACGGTAATGATTACTGGTCAGATTGCTAATATGTCACGATATACTTTCTGACCCTGGGCCGGGACCTATCAAACCTCCATTACCCGGCCCGAAAGGAGGGATTGAATTGAGGAAACGCACGAAGAATTTTGCAATCATACAATGTGCCGTATATAACACCCTGAAAATTGGGAAGGAAAATGCCATGAGCAGGGATGAGCTTATATTGGCAACAGGCTATACAGATAGACGTATCCGAGAAGCAATAGAAGCGCTGCGCCATATCAGGCCCATTCTGAATCTGGATGATGGTGACGGGTATTATATACCGGATACAACCCCACAGGGCCGCCAGGAAGCAGCTTTATGGCTTTCCAGGCAGGACAGGAGGATACAGAGCATGAAGGATGCCACAACGGGGGCAAGGCGCTTCTTGAATAAAAAGAAAAGTAAAGATGTCCCAGGACAAATAAGCATGTTTGGAGCGGGGGTGATGTAGATGGGAAAATCGCAGCGTGAGAAAGGGAAACGTGGTGAACGTGAACTTGCTAAGCTCCTTAAGGACCATGGATATAGCTGCCGTAGGGGTCAACAGTATTGTGGCTCCAACGGGGATGCGGATGTGGTGGGCCTTCCAGGCATACATATAGAGTGCAAAAGAGTTGAGCGTCTTAACCTTGAGGATGCCATGAGACAGGCTGTAGACGACACTGGGGCGGAGATATTACCGTTTGGTGAGGAAATATACCCAGCTGTGTTTCACCGCCGTAATCGTGGCGCCTGGTTGGTTACAATGCGCCTTGAGGATTGAATAGCATTGTATAAAGAGTGGGAAGCCGGTCGAGACATTGATAGCAGGTGATAGGATGGATGGACATATTAAGCTTTACCGCAAGTTCCTGGACTGGGAATGGTATCAGGACATAAACACGAAGGTTTTATTCATCCATATGCTCCTGAAGGCTAACTGGAAGGATGGAAAATTTATGGGTACAACTGTCCCGCGTGGCTCTTTTGTATCATCCATTAAAAACCTTGCATCCGAAACAGGGCTTACGGAAAGGGAAATTAGGACAGGAATTTCCCATCTAAAAACGACAGGCGAAGTGACAAGCAAAGCGACAAACAAATATAGCGTATTTACAATAACAAACTATGATTTGTACCAGTCTGACGACAGGCAAGACGACACCCAGGCGACAGGCGAGCGACATTCTAACGACAAACGAACGACAACAATAGAAGAAAGAAAGAAGGAAATAAAGAAAGAAGATAATATATATAGTGCATCCGGTGACAGGAAACAGCAGGCATCTGCCTTGTATGAAACCTTGTGGAAGCTGTACCCACACAAGAAGGGGAAGGGACAGGTATCCGATACCCAGAAGCAGAAGCTCCTGAAAGTGGGTGAGGATGAGCTTAAGAGGTGCATTGAAAGATACAAGGATGACCTTAAGCGGGATGCATCCTGGAGGAAGCCGCAGAACGGAAGTACATTTTTTAACAGTGGATATGTGGATTATCTGGATTCTAATTATACAGGAGGTGGAGGCAGTGGACCCGTTACAGGAGATGGTCAGCAGAATACAGGGGGAACGCAAACATATAGCGACGACTACCTTGAAGGAGCCGGAGAAGGATTTACCGGATTTTGATGTCTGCCCCAAATGCCACGGCACTGGCTGGATATACTGGTTTGATGAAGAAGGTCGGGAAAGCGGATACCGATGCGATTGCGGGCTGGTAGAACGACAGATAGCAGACAGAAAGCTTGAATTTGCGAACATACCAGAAGCATTTAAAAACCTGGACATACGCTCCTTCGACCTTGGGGTATACCGGAAGAATGAGAGTCAGAAGATAATCAGAAATACCGGTGCAGCCATTAAATATTATCTGGACAATCTGGAAGGAATGCGGAAGGACGGGATGGGACTGTACTTGTATTCTGGGACCAAGGGGTCAGGCAAGACACGAATGGCCGCAAGCATAGCAAACGAGATGGTCAGAACATACAGGATGCAGGTTAAGTTTGCCGGCTCTATGCAGATTATCAACGAGATTAAGGCCACATGGGATGATAAGGACAGAAGCGAGAGTGACTTGCTAAGAGCGTTATCCACTGTCCAGGTATTAGTGATAGATGATTTCGGAACGGAGCTTCCAAAGGATTGGATAGGAGAACGGTTTTACAGTATCATCAATGGCCGGTACCAGGACAAGCTTATAACGATGTACACCAGCAATCTAAGCCTGGATGACTTGCGATATGATGACAGGATAACCAATAGAATCAAGGAACGTACCTTCCAACTGCCATTCCCAGAAGAATCCGTCAGGGAACTGATAGCAGAGAAGAACCGGAAAGCGCTTATAGAAGGAATGAGAGGGAGATGATTGATTATGGGAAAACCCAGTGCACTGTTTGTAGATAGGACATACGTGGAGCAGCAGTTAGCCACATTAAGGTCTGACATCATTACTGTTCTGGAAGCAAAATTCCGAGTAGTGCAGAACGACCAGGAGCGGATTATACGGCTGCTGGAGGAGCTGGAGGATGGATGCGGTAAGCATAATGCAGATGAGAAACCACAAGTGTCTGAGGCGTATTCCTGGAAGATTGAAATGCGCCGCAGGGTAGACAAGTTGGTAAAGAGCTACCCAGAGCTTTACTCTGACTTTAACAATGTGCTGTCGCGCATTTACAGAAAGATGCGTGATGTATATGGTTTTGTATCGGAGCAGGCCATTAAGGATTATAAATACGCTACAGGGGCAGAACGGGCCTCCTGCCTGGAGGTAATATCAGAGGATGAAAAGCTGAGGTCTATATTTGAGCCTATACTTTTTAATATGGAGGAGGACAGCCACAAGGAGATAGAACGGCGCCGGATGGCAGCCGAGGCGGAGCAGGGTAAGACACGGCAGGAAATCATTCAGCCGCTTATTGAAGCCAGAGGCGACACAACAAACTTTGGATGTGCCACATATAACGTTGTGAAATCCAGGATGAAGAAGCATGGAGTAAAACTGGAGGAGTATGAGGCAGAGTTTAGGAGGAGGACCGGGATTAAGCGTAAAGTATCCAACGGCGAACTGATTGACAACATGCCTGTCCTTAAGCGGGAGTTTGCAAAGGCTGTGGGTGAATTGCTGGTTGAACATCAAAGCATGGTTGCTAAGACACATATTTAG